CAATCGCCTGCCGGTGATGGGGTCGTGTTCGTAACGAATCTGGTGAGCTTTTCGCGTAACGCGAAACCCGCGCTCGTCGAAACAGGTGCCAATCGAGTCTCTTGTAACGATCAAGCGCGGGTCGAACCTGTCGGCATTCGCGAAATGCACCAGCAGCGTTGGCCGAATGCTGGGCCGCGTCGTGGCACTTCCCTGTACGATCGCTGCCGCCGCCGCTGCGCTCGCTGCCGCTTGTATCGAGTAATTAAGAGTCTCCAGCCTTTTGGCTTCAACCGTATCGGAAGTGGCTAGTACTGTGGAGTGTTTACTGGTAACGTCCGCAAGCATAGACACCACTTCCAGTCTGGCCGCCTCAACCCCGGCCCCAAAGTCCACAATATCCACATTGTCTATTGTGGCCACCAAGCTGTTCTTGCCCACATAGCCCGCCACTGGCTTTGGCGCTATTCCGCCCTCCCAATCAATATAAATCAGTCGTCGGTTCCCATCCTCAACGCCAGTAACCACCGGATTCCAGCCCTTAGCGCCTCTGGTCCCGGCCTCTAATACTTCTACGGGAGTAATACCCCCGTTGTTTATTGTGTATGACATTTTTATATAGTTACGTCCTGAATAACCTCAAACTTTCCTCCTATGAGCGTAAATACGTAGCCCTCGGCTATGTTAGTAAACTCAATATCATAATTATACACACCCGGAGTAATATCCATATCACTGGCTGATTTGGACAAGTGAACTGCCTGTTGGTCAATGTCCACATCAATATCAAGCAGAACGGTATCGTCGGAAGCCCACTTTTTTACCTGAGCCTTAATCGTATGCTCTGAGGGAGTTATACCCGCACCGATCATGAATGTATTGCCAAAGCTGTCACCACGAACAACCCCCATTATGTCAATTACTTGATACCTGAATCTCTGCATATTGGCTACTAATGTTGGTTTGAATCTACTTATTTGCGTCGTGGCCATTTCCTGAGCCTCCTCAGTTTCTACCATTTCTACCTGAACATAATTTATCAGGAACCTAACAAATCCTAGCTCCTCAGTTTCTATCCTGATCACGCTGCCTATTTCAGCCCTGAATGTGGCTGACCTGGACACGTCCCCTTTGTTCAGCATCGTGTCAAGTAGAACACTTGTCTCACTCCTTACCGTCAGTCTAACCCTGCTATTCTGAGTCAGAGAGTCGCCTCTGACTTTTAAGAAGTACCCACCAGCCGGAACGGAGTTCTGTCCCATCCTGAGAGTTCTTGTAAAATTAGTGTCAGATATTAACAATTGCAAGCCACGAAGATAGCCACAGCTCACAATCACGCTACCGGAAGAAAATAGGTTGGGGTATAGCGTTTTGTTGTAGTTGTTTACTGTGTCCTCTAAAAGCATCACGGTCCCAAACAGCTCGGCAAACCTACCCTGTTCAGACAAAATATTAGTCTCAGAGTCCTCAATGGTAACTAAGCTACCGTCGATCATTACGTGAGCGTGTTTTAGCAGATGCAAAGTACCCTTGGCCGTGTTCATCTGGCTAGAGTGCATCGAAAATGGGGCCGTGTAATTGATCTGAACATTGCCAGTATAGCCAGAGCCATCTATTCTGGTCCCCTTGGTTTCTGTTATCTTGGCTGTTTCGGCCCGTAGCATGAGTGGTAATCTGAGCCTTTGGGTCAGTCCGGCCTCGCCATAATGAAAACCAAAGCACTCTTTAACGTCCGCCACCTCAATCAGGCTCGTGTAAATATTGTCTCCATAGTTCACCGAATTGCCAACCGATATAACATAGCCCTTTACCGACTCCCAGAGCGCCAGTACATAGCTCCCGTACTCAATTACCCCATAGTCGGGAAGTGTGGCTTCTGCTACCGCAAAGCTGCTTTCTTCCACGTAGGGCTGTTGCATGATCGAAATACTTAGCAAATCCTCGTTAGTGTATCGACCCCCAACCTCAGAGCTACCTATGAGCGTCTCAGTACTTCTCATGGTAAAGTAGTTGGAAGAGAACCCGGACAACTTTTCTGCTATGCTAATATTCGTATCCAACGACGTGGCCACAACTTCTTTGTCTCCAAGTTTGAAAACGTTACCCTTCACAACGTCAGAGCCAATCGAGACACCGTACAACGAGTAGCTATATGAGCCAACCACCTCTTTCTCTGTGAGGTAGAAATTCACGTTGTTATCGTTCTGTATGACTTGGCTACCTACCAGCCCGGACACCCGTATGATATTCCCGCTAGGCACGTCAAAATAGCCAGAATTTGGGGATAGAGCCGCCTCTATCGTATTGGCGCTGTCACCAGACTTTACTATGTAGGTCACGGACTTTCCGACCGTAGAGATCGTAATGATGTTGCCCACCTGAAAGGAGTCAACCCGTATAGTGTATCTGTCAAATCCTCCAGACGTGGTTGACTTATTGGCAAAAACCTTAGCCGGGTTCACGTTCCTGTTCGTTCTGCTACCGGCAGTAAAACGAACAATTGGAAAATCAGTGTCCAGTATAGACAACTCCCCGTCAATCGTTAGCGCACTAGAAACATTGGCCAACGTATCGCCAGCCCTTGCCACATACTCACCACCATTCAAAGTAAAAACATTGCCCTCTACAATGGTCCCTTTCAGACCAAGCTCGTAGACCTTGTATCCCGCCTGTGTGTTTCCGGTCGAGATCAAATCTACCCTCAGACTTGGCGAATTTTCATTTATGGCCAAGCTCTCACCAATCACCACGCCAAGCCCACCAAATAGCCTAAATAGCCTACTGTGCATCATTGTAACGTCAATGATACTGCCGTTTACTTTCGTCAGTACAGTCGCATGAGCAAAGGATTCAAAATACTCAGCAAGCTCGCTTATTAGCTGATCTTGGTTCTCGCATAAGCAACCAAAAGGCTCCATCAACAAGCTACCGCCATCCATGGCCAGCGCAAATTGAAAGAACCTGCCAGCCTCAAAGCTATCCACCCTGAGCCGAAACTTGGTGTAGGTTTCGCAAGACTGTGGCCGAACCAGCCCAATCTTGGACACAGGAGTTCTTGCCTCGAAAGGAGTTGAGTCCCCTTTGGTGTTTTTAAGCAATACCAGATCAACCGAATTTATATTATTCCCCAATAGCTGCCTTTTGGGTATCAGCCATCTCAGGAAGTCATTTGGCCGCATTGGCAGAACGTCGGTTAGTACGTCCTTTTCGAGAAACTCTAGCTTCGAGTTGCTGTTAAATTTTACAGGGTGACAATAATTTATCTTGTTCATCAATACAAACTTTTTTTGAGTAATACGCCTTCAATTGTCGTGTTTGAGCTATCCGTAAACTTGTAGGGTCGGTGCGTGATAGATTCCACATAAACCACATAGGTACTGCCCAAATCAGAAAACTCCACAAAGTCGCCAACCAGCGAAAAGTCCTCAGTGGTCAAATAGCACTCAATGCTGATCATATCCGGCTTAAAGTACGATTCCATGTCAAGGCTAATTATCTCACCTGTAACGTCAGAATAAGCACCCTCCCCGGCTACTCTGGATAGCTCCTTGTGGGTCAAGCCAAGCTCGCCTTTCCAGTACCCAATTGATTCGTAAGAATTAAAAGCCCCGTCCTTTTTTATAATCATCTTCCAGTAGTCCTTATCATCATTGCTCGTGGTAGCGTCTGGCCGCCCACGTAGCTGATAAGCCTGTTCCAGAACACGTCGAGAGCCTACCAGTGTAGTGCAGGTCAAATCAAGATCTTTTTTTGCCGACGTGAGGATAGTTTTCAGAGTAGCCGGAGCCGTAACATCAGCCACCCCGCCATCATTGCCAGACTTCCAATTTTTGAAACCGATCAAAACCGACCGATACAGACCATTGAAATTGGTCCCCACTTCGTAATCATCCACTTGGTCAAGCACAAAAGGTTTGGCGTTTTCAGCCACCAAAGAGAAAGATTCCAAAATAAGCTCACTGCCGACCTTTCTCAGTCTCAGGTTATACAGACTACTCAAATCATCAAATAGTGTCCCAAAAGCTAAATTTAGGGGCGTTCCCTTGCCTCTTACGGCCCCGTAGCTAGTTAGGTAGTGATCATTCCCGCCATTCCACTGATTTTTTATAGTTAAGCTACCACTCGAGGCTAATTCAGCCAGGCTAGAAAGTGCATCGTTTACAGATACGCATGGTATCTCATAAGTCTCTTCCGTACCCTCAGACAAAACTATTTCAGAATCAGCGTCAAAATCTACTGTCAGGTCGTATGTGGCATCATTGTACTCCATCACAAAAAAAACAGAGGCTTCAATAGGAATACTCAGTGCCATATCCTCCGATACCGAAAAAATAACATCAGTATTGGGTACTAAGACAACCTGATTTATCAGTACGTCCCAAACAATTGCGCCCCCGGCATCTTTGACCAGAACCTTAGCGCTATAAACCCCGTCCGTAGTAGCCCTAATCTTGCCAGATATACCGATTGACATAGCCAAGCTCAACTTTGAGCCGGTAGTGTTTTTATAGAACAACCCAGACTCCGGAGTATCATTGGTCAAAACCGTACCTCTCAGAGTTGAATTATTTGTTTCTTGCTTGAAAACCGGAGACAAATCACGTCGTAACGCACTAGGGTCAGTCCATCGCCAGCTAAGATTATCCTTGTCAACCCCCAGAGTGTAGTCATTTCCGGTCGTGTAAGGATTGATTGGCAAAGAGTCTAAGAGCGGAATAGAATATTCCTGATCAATGTTCTGAATGAAATTGTCAGAATCCCCGTCGTAAACCCCAAACTCTACCTCGCCCGATCGTTTCCTTTTCAAGGTAGAATAATCAACGTCAGCGCTGAAAATGGGCCTGTCAAAGTGGTCTGCTGAAAGAGTCGTCTTTGCCAGAATACCATCTTTCTTGTAAGATTGAGTAATCAAGTCAATCCCGTCCTGATCGTCAACCATGATATTCCCAACGCCCTCCACTTCACCAAGTAGCCTATACATAGGCCCACGAAACCTGGTAGAGTTTTGCCGGACCAAATACAGTCCGGCAACTCCCAAAGGTTCGTTTATCTTAGTCCCATTCAGATAAAAATTCATTGTTATAGGCTTTTTTGGTACATATCCCGGTACTTCATCTTGCGGTTATACCTTACTTCATCAACCGTGACTTTGTAGGGGTCTACTGTCAAATTTACAGCGGATTTATTTGCCATGGTAGTGTTCACCTTGCCTAGTGCGTCCACGATACGTTCAATGTCTGAACGCTGGCTACCTAGTGACGAAGATTTTAGCTGAGAATAGTTCAGCTCGGCCAGACCCGGTATCAGTAATTTAAGCCTCTGGAAGCTCTCAAAATCATCTACCAGCCTAGCATTATCAACCCCTTTTAGTCTCCGGTTTTTGTCCCGGTCCAATACCCGCTCCCCAACTTGAAGCGTAGCCGGAACTTCGTCCGGGTTCAGTTGGCTATTCCAGCCAAGTCTCTGCACAAAGTCCGTACCGTCGTGGAATTTACGCTCTGTACGTGGCTTTAGAACATTCCCCTCACGTAGCCACTCGTAAACCAAGATAAACTGCTTCGTGTACCGATTCATCAAAGGGTTTCCACTTCCATCCTTTAACCAGCCAATCGCTGTTTCCCGTCCGTCTTGGCCAGCCCGTCCCGACGTGGGCGCAAAGGTCTGGCCAGCCTTCCAAGCCTGAAACTCTGCGCTATCCTCGGTAGAAGATTCTGTAATATCCGCATAGCTCCCCAAATCCACCGTATCGCCCGGCTGCGCAATCCCACCATTTCCCGTCTGGTTGTTTGCGGTCTGCTGTTGCTCGTAGCGCTTTATGTCCAGATTAGGCCCGTCAATTGCCGCAAATGCGCCATTGTATGCCGCCTCCATCCTATTCTCCAGAGTCTTAAAAACAGGAAGTAGGATAATTCCTGCCGCAAGCCCAAGCAAAGGATTTATGGCCACAAGCTGAGATACCGCCATCACATAATTCATCCAGAGCTGAGCCTTTTTGATCTGCAATTCAGCGTGAGCCTGATTTTGCTTGATCTGACGCTCTTTCTCAGCCAACTCTCTTGTATTGGCCTCCTGAGTAGCTGATAATTGTGTCACAATTTTCTCAATCTGAGCAGCATACCCGCTTTCGATTGATAATTTTAAATCAGCAAAATCCTGTTTCAATGCGGCTGTTTCGGCCTCGTACTTAACATTGGCCTCGTTCATTCTGGCAATAAGAGCAATCTCCTTGTTTCTGAACTCTGTCTCAATCTGTTCCTTGAAAGAAGCATATCTAATCTTCATTTCAAGATCGTCGGCATTGTACTGAGCCGTTGCTGCGGCCAATATAGCCTGAGAAGCCAGCTGACTATTCATGTAGTTAGTCTCGATCTGTTGCTTTTGGTTAGCCAATTCCTCTTTCAAAGACTTGGTATCAGCCGCAGACCGTCTCTCGATTGAATCTATTCTTTCAGCCTCCTCCGTTTTCAGTCTAATGGAAGTCTCCTTTCCCTCAAACGCTATCTGCTCTTGAGCCAGCTTAGTAGAAATCGAACTATCCAGCTTGCCATCTTCGTAGTCTTTATGCACCTGAGCCACCATCTTGGCGTAGTAGTTCTCTACGTTGGCTTGCTGTTCAGCGTTCTTGGCCAGCACAAGTAATCTAATGCGCTCGTCGGCCAATTCCTGTAAGCGTCTGTCTTTCCAGCGCTGAGCAAAATCCTGACGAAAGGCATCATCTATATTTGACATGATCTGAGAATCCTCACTAAACAGTTCGGCCAATCTCAGCTTTTCCTCATACTCCTCCTTGGTTGCATCTATCGCTGCATCCTTGGCTTCTTTTATCCGGTCCAGCTTCAGATCATGCTCCTGTTCGGCTGCATCTATCGCCTTGTCCCGAACAGCCTTGTAGAAATCAAGCTCCTCCTCGTGAGCATCCTTGGCCGCATCAAGAACCCCTGTGATTCGGTCAAGATCGGCCTTGTAGTTTGCCTCCTGAAAGTCCAAATCGTCCAAACGTCTCGCCTTAGCGTTCGCAAGCTCATTATCATACTCAGTCTTGGCCAGCCCTAGAAAGTCGTCCAGAGCTTCAATTTGGGCCGATAGAGCCTCTTCTGCGGCATCTATCTTCTGGTCCCGTGCGTTTTCAAGTAGCGCCTTTTCTTTGGCCGTCCACTTTTCCAGTATGTCCATTTCCTTTTCTTTCTGAGTCTTGAACTCTTCAAGCTCCTTTTGCATCATGTCTATACGAGACTGCTGAGCATTGGAGTAGATAGAAACGGTCATTTTAGCCGCAGCCTGAACCCCGGCTACGATCATCCTTCTTAGACCTTCATCCTTCTTGATAAACTTTTGGTCAGCCGCCTCCTTTATGGCTTTCATCTGGTCGTAGGCTTCTAGTACATCGCTGCCCAAATTATTCAGATACCCCTTGCCGCTTCTGTCCATTATGGCTAGCGTATTATTAAATAGCCCGGCCATGGTATTGAGCGTATTTTGCAGGTATTCCTTCCGGTAGTTTTCTCCCTCAATCCACTTCCTCAGCTCTTCCTCATTCATGGTTTTGCGTAGCTTAGCCAGCTCCACGTCTGCCTCCAGTAGCTCCTTGGTGATCTTCCGGTAATTTTCGGTTTTCTCTCCACCGGTTTGCGCCTCCATGATCTGCTGAGTCAGTAAGGAGTCTCGTAATTCCCGTATCCGCTCCATTTCCAGCTTAGTAACATCGTCCTTTATGCGTCGGCCAATCTGCCGGATGATCGTAGCTCTCTTGTACTGTGAGGCTGTCTCAATCTCATGCACCAAGTTCGATACCTCCAAGCCTTGCTTGTCAAGCTCATTTTTTTCGTCAGACAACTTCTTAATTTCATCAAAAAAGTCCTTGGCCGCTTCGACCTTTTTCTTCTCAGCCGCCTCCCGGTTGCCAGCGTCTTGGTCGTAGATATGTTTTTTCAATGAAGCGCTCATGGCCTCATTATCCACCACGATAGCATTAGAGGATACGATGGCCTCTAAGCGCTTAGCGTAAGCCTTTTTGATTAGCGCCTCGGTAGCCAGTGCAATGTTTAGAATCTTTGCCTTGGCCTCTTCCTCGCTCTTAGCCTCCTTTACGGCTGCCGCTGCCTGAATCCTAGCCAAATCCCACGTATGCTTCTCAAAGCTGTTAAGTTTTTTGCTATGGTGTTCGTCAAAAATGTATTCAATTTCCCGGCTACTTACAGTAACCGCAGCCTTTTTCTTTTCAGCATCGTCCACAAAAGACTTATAGCTGATAGCCTCCTCTCTTCCCTGAATCTCCCTGAGCTTTTTTAAGTGGGCCTCGTACTCAATCGTGTACGCCTGATTGTTTTTTGCGAGCTGAGTGCCTACCACATTCCATCTAGCGTTCTCAGCCGATACCGCTGATTTGATCTCGTTGGCCCTGAATCCTTCCATTTTACTCTTGCTTTCCTCTAAAAGTGCATCGAGTTCTTTCAGTTCTTTGGCTACCTCAGACACCAGTTGCTTAGCACTGGAGCCAAATGGGTTCCAGCCTACCGACGAGTGAGCGCCCATTACGTTCTGGCTGTTAAATAATTTCAGCAAAGCGTCAGAACTCCCCCCAGAGGCTTGAAGTACACTGTCTGGAATCTCCCCCTTTAAACGGGCCATCAAGTCGGCCTCTTTTTTCAAAGCCTCCGCTCGCTGTCCTTCCAGTCTCTCCACCATGTACGCCTGACGGGCCAGCGCAATACGCTTTTCGTAAGAGTTGTTTACTTGGTCTAAAATGGACCTAAGCTGATTGTTTGAGGTCTTTTCAAGATCAAGCCCTCTAAAATATTCAGGGTATTCCTGAGCCAAACGGGTCATGGCTACAGCCCGCTCCTTGCTGCCCATAGCAGCGTTCATGGCCGAAGCGGCCAAGCTATCCAATGAGCGTTTCTCTTGCACTATTTTAAGCTCCGATTCACCTAAAGCATTCACCACCTCCTTTGTTGCTGCATAGAACGCCATGAGTGCAGAAGCTGCGGTAGTAATTATACCAATTATTAAGCCAATGGGATTAGCCCTGATTGCCGCATTAAAGGCCAATGTACTAGCAATAGCCCTAGTTTCGGCCAGAGTATAAACCATGTGTGCGCCCGTTGTTGCCTGTAGTCTTATCAACTGTAGGCCCAAAATGTAATTCTTGACGGACATGGCTGCGGAAGATATTGCAGTAATCGCCGAACTGGCCTTGGTTGCCACTATGTAGCCAACCAAAAGCGTTGATAGTGACTTTATGTATAACGCAGTCCTCTGAATGGCCGAAGCAGACCCAAGCGTAGTTTCGATGAGTCGCTGAGTCCAGGCTATTCCAGACGTTAAAGTTTCCTCATAGTAATCCCCTACGGTCGCCTTGGCCACAAAGAAAGCATCCTCCAAGTTGGACACCTTTCCAGCCAAAGTCTGAGACTGCAAAATCATCATATTGTAGTAGCGCCCACCCTCTGAGCTGGCCACTTTGAACGCCTCCTTGATATGATCAAAGCTAATCGTATGCTTCTCGGCCATATCAATCACCTGATCTCTGGTCTTTTTCATCGAATCAGCCAGCAAATCATAAAGCGGAATACCGTTCTCGGCAAACTGGTTAATCTCCTGCTTCATTAGCTTACCCTTGTTCATTACGTCGGTGTAAGCCTTGGCAATAAGAGGAAGTTTGTCCGTTCCAGCCACTGCGGCCGCATTTCCTAATTGCGTAATCGTGGGTATGAGCTGAGAGGTCTGCACACCCATGGCTTTGAGCGCCAACGTAGTGTCAAACAGGTCTTTTGCTTGAAATGGGGTAGTTTTGGCTAACTGAATAATCTCAGGATATAAGATATTCACGTCCCTTTTGGACTGCAACATCTGCTGGAGTCCCGTCTTAAAGAAGTCTATTTGGGACTTCGCTTCAATAACGTCCATCGTAAAGTCCTTTACGGCCATCAATGACAACGAAGCCCCAATAATAGTACGAAGATCACGCAGGTTTGTCACAATCCCGCTCATGCTCTTATTCGTCCTTTCCAGCTCGCCAGCCACCGCCCTAGAACCGCTTTGGATAGCCCCGGTCGTCTGGTTCATGGCCTGAGAGAGATTCTTCTGACCAGTCGCCAATCTATTCAGCGCACTGGTCGCAGCATTGGCCTGATTGGCGTAGGCCGAAGTAGTGGCCCGAATAGCCACGTTTTGTTCTTTTATTACTTGCAGGATAGCCTTCAATTTGGCCTCGCTACTATCAAGTTGGTTTATGGCCGTAAACCTAAAACGAACATCCCTATTTAAAGTTGACATTAGGCTATTTATTAAGCAGTTACGAATTAGTTAGGTGCAAGTGTTACCACACTACAAATTGATAGAGTTTTCAACCTCATTACCAAAAACATCCCATGTTATTGATAAAAATTTCTGTTGCCTCTGTTGGCACTTTTACTAATGTGAATCTTTTCATTTTGTTTTCAAATTTAATTTAGTGCTGATAAACCGCCCAGCACATAACAGCGGTTTGGCAAAAAAGCCGTTTAGTATTTCAAATGAACATTGGCGGTAAACATCAACATTCGTGTTCCAATTAAGCATCCGTTTTGGCTTCTTCGCCAAGCCGCAGGGCGTTAGCTGCTCAATGCTGTTCCAATTCCTCCTTAATTCAGCTCCTTTTCAACGCTGTTCATGTAGTCCAGAAACTCCACAGTACGAAGATAGGCATAGAAACCACTAAGTCGTTCTTGTCTTATCCTAGCCAGCCTTGGTAAAGCCCTGCCGCAGAACACCCGATACCACGCCTTCCGGTCCTTATTGCCCAGAAAAATGTAAAACTCCCGGTAGAGTCTCCTCGTGGCTTCTCGTGTCGTAATGTCCTTGCCGCCCATTGTGCATAGTGACGTATCACGAAGATATATTTCCAGTGTACTGACTTGATCGTGGTAGTCTTTTGAAACAATTAATTCCATTATTTATTTGAGGGGATTTTATAGGTTAGTGCCTGATTTATCGTTAGTCGCTGGTTTGCTTATGGTCCCCTTTCCTATGTTTCTGACAATGGTTGAGACTGTTTCGTAGTAATCCTCGATAGTTCCATGGCTGAGTTCACGGAGTCGGTCAAAATTCCCGTCCGTAAGAAAAAAGAGGAAGTCAGTTCGTTCTCTATGCCTTGCTTCTTCATACTCAATAGGAAGCTGATCTTGTCCTCCAGCTCCTGAATCATGTGCATCTGAGAAAAGCTCAGAGTACCGGTATCTGATACCTCTGACGAGCTGAGAAAACGACTCAGCGGCAGACCCAAAAAAAAACCATAAAGGTCTGGCCGTGACATAAATAGCCTCGCCTTTTCATTTACGGCCGTAAAACTGATGAAGCTAGGATTTTCATCCTCACTGACAAACCAGATAGAGGCAATCTGGTAGACCTGTTCAGTGTCCCGGCCAAAACCTATCCGGGCCTCAGTAGTGTTACTGGCCTGATGAATCGTCATGGCCGTCTCTCGAATCTTGTTCAGGTCCGTTTCAGACAAAATATCACGACTCAATTGTTTCACCTGTTGAACAAAATTATTCAACTGCTCAAAGCTAATTCTTAGCTCCTCGTGCATACGCACAATGTCCAGAGCCACATGATACCGACCTACGGCCATTTTGGCCCCCGACTCGGTGGGTTCGTAGTACATTTTCCCATCAATTACCATGGCAGAGCCGTCCGGCATCATCGAAGGTTTTAGGTAGCCATTGTCTACCGCTTGCTTAAATAGTGGGTTCATTTAATAGTAAATATTAACCATTAATCAATAAGATAGGTGATTTGCAACCTCAACTTCCAGCATTAATCCGCGCAAATCAACCGGATAAACTGACAATTCCTCAAAGTCCACACCAGCCTGACTCATCGTGCGTATAGGGTCATTATCTAGCCCCAAAAACCGTACACTGTGCGCCCTTGACGTGTACCTGATCACCTCATTGTAGTCCAGTAAAACATTTTTGTCGTGTATCAGCACAATCACCGTAACCCTGTGGCCTACTCCCGTCGTAGGGGTGTAAGTTCCGTAGGCCGTATCTTCCAGAGGTCTGGAACTGGTAAGTATTAGGCCAATTTGTACGCTCATGGCGCTGTTTGGGGTAAAAATAGTACCGTCCGGCTTCTTGAACTTAATCTTGCCCGTATTGGCACTATAAAAGGGATGAAGTAAGCCAGCTATTTCGGCCCGTTCCGGCCACCCAAGCGCTAGGTGTATCTGCATTAGCAATGATTCAAGTACTGCATCCATTAGATTATATTATCAAAAAGTGGACTAGGAAACGCCTTCAAATAGTTCTCAAATGCTTTGTCTACCTCAGACACCCGCACCGCATAAGCATAGCCAAACTGCTCATCATTCTTCAGCGCCTTTTCTGCGGCTGTTGAGTTCGTGAAACCAATCTCAGACTCAGCCCAAGAGCCGTTGAAGCTCCTGTGTGTTTTCAAATGGACAAAGCTCCTGAGTGTTTGCCCGGTAAATTTCAGGTTCACAATGTCAATTACTTTGCCTTTTTTTTCTCTTCTAAGTCCATGGCGCATGGAGTATCTTCCACGTCTCCACCCCCTTGACTTTGTAACCATAAAATGTCCAGCAGAGTCCTTACCCTCAGAAATGCGCTGTTTTATGTCCTTTACGGCCTCCTTTGCTGATGCCTCTAACGCCTTGTTTGTCAGCTTCATTGAGCTTTTTATGCTCAAATAAACAGACTCCAATTCCGTAGCATCTATGTCAACTGTAAACATAAATATTCTCGAATAATTAAGGTGAAAAGCGCTCAGTATCACTACAAAGCGCTTTAATTCTTTTTTTTACTTGCTATACATAGCCACCTATTTCAATTCCCGATCTTGGCACAAATGGCGGAAGTTCGGTTGATTGAGCCTTAAAGTATAATCCCGTGCAAACAGCCTTTAAATGCTCTTTTACCTGAAGGTCACATTGCTCAATCTGGTATTTTGTATCTTCTCGATTTGAGTTGGTATGCAAGTTCAAGTTTGGTGACAATAATTTATCAGTCAGTAGTCTACCGGCCACCCGGTTCGCAAAAGCATGGCTGAGTCGGTTAAAATTCTTGTCCATGAACTCATTTACATCAAATCGTACATCACCAATCACCGAAATGAACGGATAATCGGCCAATTGTCCAGCCCGGTAGTCCATAACAGAAACACTAGGCTCCACCGGGATACGCATCTGAGAGAGCAAAGTACCCGCCCCATTGACCCATATGGTCATACGGGTCACGGTACTAGGGCTTAGAACCCGGTTTACTGACTCGGGCAAAGCTATTTCCAGAACTTCCATTACGCCATCATCAACCGTCTTACTGTACTGATTCGTGAAGAGTACTACACTCATCATGCCCGACAAGTTAACCTCTAGGGTCACATTTAGGTCGTAGCTCCCCTTGGTGTAGATCAAAATAGTTTCAGCGCTCAGTCTCGAATAGTCCGATAAGCCCATCAATGAATACCGTGCATCAAGCATACCATTGGTGAGATTATATTCCGTCAGAGAAGTGTCTACTGTGGACCTCGGGAAAGCCTTTTGAATGTCCGTAAACTTCCCGTTTCCGCCCATAAGAGCCTGAATCACATCATTCCCAAACACACTTTGAGCGTTCTTTGAAATCCGATTATAATAGTCCAGCAAGTCTTCCGAATACGCCACGCTACCAAGTAGCTCATCATGCACAGCAGGTAGATCATTTACGTACACGTTGGCCGTGCCGTGAAGGCCACGAATACCAACATTTTCGGCCAGCTTACCCATTTTTAGCGCAGTTTAAGCAGTTGCAGCTTTTATAAACCAATTCTGTCACGTCCCTAACGGCCTCGTCGATAGCCCATCCGGGTATCGCTCCGGCATCGCCATTTACCGCACCTCTTACGTGCATTTTCATAACTTTTGCCACCGACTCCTTGGTCAAAAGTCTGTCCATTCCAGCCTTTTCATTAATATCTGATATTAACTTACTCATTACGATAATGGTTTATATTTCTTTGATTAGATAAAGATACGTTTTTCAGCAGAGTTTCGCCAAAACGGGCTTTAAAAGTTGGGCCGTCAAAATTCTGCAAATCGTATCTAAACGCATCTCCTGCGTGTCCATAATTGTACTTATTACAGTCGGTTTTGTTCAGTGAACCGTTAGCCAGGGCTTGCATCCGGTCCAGATCGTCCAGCAGTAGCCCGCACCCGTCTTTATTTACTTTCAGGTTTGAGCCATACATGGTTAGAACCGCATTGGCCACCGTTCTTGATACTGCCGTGGACGTATTGGCCTGTGGTACTAATGAGTAGTCGCAAAATCCTTCCGGCACGCCTAGCGCCCTAAAATGGCCTCTTATTAAGTCCCAAGCAGCCGCATTCCCTTCCGTCGTGGCTGACTGGTTATTACCAGAAGCGTCCCCGGTAAACCTGTAGCTCACCATCTGGCCATACGTAGTAACAATCCGCTCGCAAATTTGAGCCAAATCACCACCCCCATGAATCAGCTCCAAGTAATTTACCCACTCGCCAGACTCTCGCTGGCTGACTAAACAGCTATTATTGACGTTGAAGTCCCAACTAAGATAAACCTCCATTCTGTGAGGCTCATAATGCAAATGGTCTAAGTGCCTCGTAGACTTCCAAGCCCAAAAGTAGGGCATTTCTGGCCGAACAATTCCCCACAGCCCAAGTCCGTAAATCCGGTAGTGGTCCGGGTTGTTCTGCTTGTACCACTCCATGTCTTCGATGTACTTGGTCCCTACATACGGGTTTTCCTTAAACGTGGAGAAAATCAGCGTAGTCCTGTGGTCTACCTGCTTAAAGAAGCCAGTAGTTTTCCCTGTTGGGTCCAAATCAACCCCTGCCGGGTCAAAAAATCTACGTTTCAGCCAGTGCCGCTCTGACACCGGGTTGAACGTGATGAAAATCTGAGGCTCACCACGAATACGGTCACTAAGTACGTTGAACTCAATCTCGCTAATCTCAGTAGCCTCCTCAATCCAGACAATCGTTACGCCCGAAATGGACTTCATCTTTTCTGGATTGTCCAGACCTCTGAAAATAATCCGGCTCCCGGTCACAGTAAAGGTAAGTGAACGCTTTGTGGCGTTGTACGTCCAATCTTCACCCTCCCTTAGGCCCCAAAAGGGCAAAGCAATCTCCTGAAATTGGTCAATCACCGAATCATTCAGCGTCGTGGCCGTTTTCCTGATCACCAGCACCTTTTCTTTCTTACGTAGACACCGCTTTACAATGTCCTGAGCCTGAGAATAGCTCTTTGAGCTACCGCCCCCGCCCATGTTTATCACATAGGTTGTAATGGCCTTGGCCAGCCGCCTGTAAACCGGAAGTAGCTTGCTTGCATCCGGTCGGCAAATCAGCTTATTCCCGTCGTTCGTCTTTCGTATCCTACGTACCTGTACTGTCATACCCTAAATAAGTCCAGTTGAGACGTGTGGCGCTTGAATCTTGCCTGATGTTCTGAAAAGTATTCAGGGTCCAATTCGCAACCAAAAAAGTCAATTCCCATGTCCCAAGCCGCAATTCTGCTACTACCACCGCCCAAGTGCGTGTCCAGTACCTTCATGCCAATCTCAGCAAACTCACTCAGTATTCTCTTGTAAAGCAGTATTGGCTTGTGGGTCGGGTGAATACGCTTCTCGTTCAGCCTTTTGTCTCCCTGCTGAGTCATTGGCTCGCTCAGACTTTTGGCCTGAAGCATACCCGCCCACAGCAAGTCCAGCTCCATTTCGTGATCAATCATGCTACAATAGGCCCGCTCGTAGGCCGAAAAGCTCACGCCCTCAGCAAAACCCTTGTTCCATTTAATTCTTCCCGTTCCAAGTCCATTCCAGCCAACGTAGTCAACCCCAAAAATGATCTGATGTCTGCTTACTCGCCTCAGTTCGTCAAAATACTCTTGTGACGGAGTGCTTAAATCCCAATCCTTTGATTTATAGGCTTTTTTCTTCTGATTTGGGTTCAATCTACTCCCATTTTTCTGCTTAGCCATGGTACGAACCTCCTTCAAATATTGCATATTGCCCACATTGATCCCATAAGGAATATCACATACAGCAAGATCAAATCTATCATCCTCACACCCGGCCATAAAAGCCATGCAGTCCTGATTCAGCGCAATCGAGACAAGTTTTTTGTCAAAAATCATCCTCATCCCCTTCCCCCATTACCTGATGGCTAGTGTCTTCAATCACTTGGCCAAGCTCATCCTCAATGATGTAGCCATGTACCGTATGTTTTGTCTCAACCTTTTCCACCTGTCCAAGTATCTGCTTACCCAAAAATATCAATAGAGCCGTATCAGGCTCAATGAAGAATTTTTTTCCACTATTCGGGTTCGTTTGCCAAAACCCAAGAGCCTTTTTTACCTGAGTAGACCGGAGCCTAAAATTCAATTTTGCCTGACTCTCATTCGTAAATTCCTGCCAAGTCTTTCCATGGTCCTTCTGGCAGCGCTCATAAAGCGTGTTGGGGTGAATCCCCATGTAGGAAGCAACCTCAGTCCCAACACAGCCAACCTCCAGCATCTGCTTAGCCGCTGACCAGTCTATTTGAGCCAACGATCTGCCCGGCTTAGCCTTCACCACCACTTCATTTTTAACTTTGGGCTTAGCCTTCGGTTTTGCTTTGGGCTTAGCCTTGGCCTTTACAGAAACCTTTGCCTTTTTCTCTTCCATTGTGTCCAGTAGTTACTTATGATAATTACACTATCTTACACCCAAAGCCACGCCCACTAAGCTCATTCAGCAAACTATCCAGCTCCAGCTCATTTAAGCACTCAACCTTTAAAAAATGGCCCTTGCTAGGAGTAGGCTCAATCGCAGCCGCAGGAATATCCTTGTCCAGCATATCATCATACGTCGTGAAGTCCAGAATAAAATCATCAAAATCCCCCATGTCCAGCATGAACTCGTCAAATCCCTCCTTGGTGCGCTCACCGTAAGCACTGTCGATAATCAGAAGCCGCTCCTTGGCGTGTACCTTGTCCCGAGCAGAGATAAACTGAACCGGCAATTCTATGCCCTTTGGGTAC